TTCTATTATGTGGGTGCATTCTCGTTTTATTGTCAAGTACCATCAAGCCATGTCAGCAAGAAAACCAAAATTAACCGCAAAAGAAGTGGACCTTTGGCATGAGAGAATCTCTCGTGCAGAGAAAGATATGGAGGAAAATGTTCTCGACGAGTGGAAGAAATCGTTCGAGGACTACATAGGCAAGAGGCACGACGAGGACGCCTATCACGACGACAGCGACGTTCCCAACTTTAACTTCTTGCTGTCCACATCCAACTCCCTACTTCCAGCGATTATCAGCGCAGATCCCTACCTTCGCATGCTCCCTCGTCGCCCAGACGACAAGGAGGGAGCAAAGATCGCAGAGGCTGCGGTCAACTATGTCTTCAGGGAGATCAACATAAAGAGAACGGTGAAGGACACTGTTCTTGACGCGATGCTCTATGGGATTGGGTTTGCCAAGGTTGGCTATGACCCATCTGGCGCGTTTCTCATGGAGGAGGACTATGAGGTTGGTCCTGAGATACTTGCGGAGGATGAAGACGCGGCAAAGCCTGACTCAAGAATCCTGAGAGAGGCCATGGCGATGGAGGATGTTCCATTTGATGATGGCCCGCAGGATAACCCAACCGCCGATAGAGTCGCCCCTTGGGACATTCTCCTACCTGCTGGATATGACGATATTCAGAAGTGCCCATGGGTCTGCGAGCGCATGACAATAAGGCTGGAGGACCTGAGGGCTGACGACAGGTTCAGCCTGCCAAAGAATATCTCAGCCGACTCCTGGCTATCGGACACCGTCCCATCTGAGTACAGCTACTACAAGGATGACGACTTCCTTGGAGAGACTAAGCCTGCTGAATACATCACGGTCTACGAGATCAGGTACTGGACGAGGACGAAGAACGGACAGCGAAGGCGGTGTCTGTGGCTGACCAGGAAGCAGGAGGGCCTGGACTCAAAGGAAACCATTCTTCGCCATATTGACGATCCGCTCCTCATGCGTGGATATCCCTACCAGCAGCTTCAGTTCATACATGTCCCAGGAATGATGTACGCGCCTAAGACGGCAGACCTTGCATCTATCAGGCCCATCGCTGACAGGCTGAACGAGGAGTGGAGCTACCTGCTAAAGCACCACAGGATCTCATCACGCAGGAAGTGGGTTGCCCTGCCTGGGGCGCTGGAGGATGGAAGCCTCGCTGGGTTGCTTGAATCTGACAACGACATGGAGGTTGCCGAGGTCCCAGCAAACATTGGGGATATCAGGCAGGCGATTATGCTTCTTCCCGAGGCCGCACCGCCAAGCACTACGCCAATGGTTCTACAGGGCCTACAGCGCATGATGTACGAGATCAGCGGCGTTGATGTCTACATGCGCGGTGGCGTGGGAAGAAAGGGTACGACAGCCACAGAGGTAGCCGTCTCCTCACAGCTAAGCACCAACCGCGCCGGAACTAGGCTCGATCTGACAGAGCGCTTTGTCGAGGGCATTGGGCGTCAGATGCTGTCTATCATTCGCCAGTATTGGGACGACCCCAGATACCTCAGAATCGCAGGACCAGGAGGGGAGGACGAGTTTCTCTCTTTCTCCTCTGGAGACATTTCAGGGATGTTTGACATCAGGATTGAGGCTGGCTCCACGCTAGGAAACGACCCTGCAAGCGAGCAGCAAGCCTTCATGGGCCTGCTAGGCACGATACAGGCAACCATCGGCTCTCTAGTTCCCCTGGTGCAGAGCGGTCTGGCTTCCCCAGATACAATTAAAAACTTCGTAGATAAGGCTTTCGCAATCTGGCAAGCTGACAAGCGTATGCTTATGGAGCCAATGGCTGCGCTTCAAGCCGCCGCAACCCCACAGGGCGCTCCCACACCAGCAGCAGTTGGTCAGGGTCGTGGAATGGGTGGTCAGGGAGAATCCCTCTCTGGACCCCCCAAGGGCGGCGAGGGCGGTCCTGGCGGCGCTACCAGCGGAACCGGTGGCACCGCAGACCTACAAACACTGATGTCTAGAGTAAGAGGAGCCTGATGCCTTTCTATCCGATGCGCTGCACATTTTCTGGGTGCGGCCTTGAGTTTGAATACTTCACCAAGCCAGACCTGTATGACATTTCCAAGAAGGACGACTTCAGGGATGTGCGCTGCTCCTACTGTGGAAGCTTTGGTACGGCAGAACGCTGCTATCCAAGCGACTCAGCGCCAGCAAACATCACGGTGAAGGGCACCTGGGGTAAGCACGCAAGCCCTGGCCTGAAGGGCAAGGACTTCTACACAAAGCAGGAGCGTGATCGTCAGCTAGCCTCTGTCGGAAGAACCACCTTTGACGACGGAGACAACCCTCACCCCAAGAAGTCGAACAGCGCCGCCAAGACGTTCAGGGTCGGTAAAGATGGAAATCTCGTCCAAGACAAAAAGCCTTCTGATCTTCTGCGTGAGTATGCAGAAGAAAATGATGGTCTTATTGATTTCGCTGGACTCGTGGAGAAGACGGGGCTTCCGAAAAGAAAGCTCCAGGGGGCCGTGATGGGCGCGATTCGTGGCGGCTGGCTGGAGAAGGCTGAAGCAGAGAGAACCTATCGCCTTCTCTGACTCGCCATCATCTTGCTCTTAAACTTCTTAGACCAGTTCTCATACTGATCCCACTCATCACCAGACCACTCGTTATGGTTTCCTGACGCAGCCTGGACGGGCTCTGACCTGACCTCAGACCCGCTTCCTGGGCAGTAATGAGCGACGGCGTTTGCGATCATCATTGACACGCAGGCGTCGTCGCTCTTGCCTGCCGGGGCAGACATCTTCGCATCAGTGTCATGGCCCTCTGGCGTTCTCTTGATGATACTTCTGTAGGCAGACATCTCAGCGAGGACTGCCTGAGAGCGGATCTTTACATAACCGTCCTTCAGCGCCTTCTGCATCAGCCCAACCATCGCTGGCTTAGTCTTCCTGTTGGTGTCCCAGCCAAGCGTCTGCGTAGGCCCATTAAGGCTGTCCACCGTCTTTCGGCGGTACATGTTCCAATACTTAGTCTGGTTAAGCATCGCAATCAGGCCCGCACCAAGGCCAGAGGCCTCCGGTGCCAGCACCCCGTTGTTGTAGAAGATGGCAATCATCAGAACCGTCTCGGCAAGGATGTCGAGATCCACCTTCCCCCGCCACTCGGCAACCTGCTCCATGCTCGCTATATCAATCACGCAGATATGGTCCCAATCCCTAGAGGTGGGGCCCTTGCTAACATCTGCCGATATCACGTACCTGCGCTTTGATTCGGGCTTCTTCCAGATGGAGAGACGGCCGTTGCCAGGAAGCGCTTCTTCAAGCTCTGGCCTATAGCTAGAGAAGATTCTTGCGCGACCACCCTCAAGCCCAGAGCCGTCCACAATCTCGTGCCAGCTATGCTCAGGCGAGTCGTTATGCTCCAGGGTCCTTACCTTCTTCGCGCAGAGCGTACAGTCGCAGCCATGCGCGCGAACCTGCTCCCATATCTTCTGCTGGTCAAAGACGGGGCTTCCAGATGCGGAGAATGCCTCCTGGTCTGTGCTTGGGTATTCCTGGTGGAATCGATCAAGGGACCCTCCGCACTTACTTACCAGGGTTTCCCTCCTCCATTGCAGGTTCTCTATCGAGATCCAGTCTCCGAACTTCTCAAGAAGCTCTTTCTCATCACCGTTAAGGCTTTTCCTGAAGTCTTCCTCGCTGACGCTTAGCGGCCTTGAATACTCCTCCATCAGGAACCATGGAGTGAATAGCGCGTACCACGTTGAATCTGGATGACCTGGGTGCTTTCTCTTTAGCTCCATCCATGGCGGTATCTCGTCCCACCAGACGTTTGCCGCTAGGTATTGAGTGTGGTGAAAGTCTCCAGCACCGTTGCACGTTGACTCTGCATAAATCATCGTCCCAGCTTCGTCTGGAACCGCCTGTAGTGTGGCCAAGAAGAACTCCTCGGGCCGCTTGTAGAACGCAACCTCAGAGCAGTGAACCTGACGCGCTGTAAAGCCACGAGCATCGTCAACGCTCTTTGCGGTCATGACGATAAATCTGGATCGAAGGCCAGCGGCACCATGGGGTGCCCTGAAGTCCAACTCGTACACGTTGTTGTAGCGAGTCATCGGCTGGAGATTGGGCGGCAGGTAGTCGTAGAAGACCTTGCACTTAGTAAAGATCGCTCTAACCGATGGCTCTGTGTGTGCGGCAACCAGGGCTACCTCATCCTGGTTGGTTATCGACTTCCAGAACATTCGCCCCTGAACATGGGTTGAGCAACCTAGCTGCCTAGCCTTCGCCTCCCAGATTCGGATAGGAACCCCAGCCGCCTCCATCTCAGAGATAAGACCCTCCCTAAGCACCTGACTCTTGTTTAGTGTGAACTTCTTGAACTCCCCAGACTTAGTCTGGATGTGAAGGTGTTCTGCTGCGAAGGAGATGAAGTCACCATGCTCCCCAGAGGTAAGGACCTCTGCCGCCTCATCAACCTTTTGTGCCTTTGCCATCTCTAGTCCATGTGCTTTCTCATACGGTTACTTGGAGGTGGAAGCTCTTTGCTCTTGAACTTCCTTTCCAGGACCTCGCGCCAGTGAGTGATGTTTTCCATCAAGCCAGGAACGTCATCTTCATGAAGCATCCGACAGTTCCAGATGGTGTCTTTCAAGATGATGTGAGGGTAGATAACCCAGGCAACCTTCATCTCTCCAGCTACCGCATCCAGAAGGCGCTTCGCCTCGTATCTGCCTACGCCGATAGCCTCTCCAACAAACCTGGGTGCCATGTATCCAGATTCATTAGCCGTCTTAAACGCCCGCTTTGCGTTGGTATCTTCAAAGACTTCTGAGCCTGGGTAGATCGGTGGACCCACATGCCAGTTGCCGTCAGAGCCAAACCACTTGCGCCACTTTCTTCGGGTCAGAGCGGCGTGTCTCCACTGCTCCATCTCCCACCCATATCTACTTATGTCGTCCTTGAACTCAGGGATCGCACTGTTGGTCTGAACGGTGTCCTTGCCGCTCGGCGGAGATGGCGAGGGCCTATAGGCAACAGAGTCGTCAGCGGCCCTTCGCCATGAATTGACGCCACCGACTCGCTTGTTCCTAGCCAACCTTTACAAACCTATCCGGCCCAACACACTTCCAGACCCTACGGTATGCTGGTCGCAGGCGCATAAAGGCCTCTGCGTTGATCTCCTCTGGAGCCACTGGCTTCGGAGCTTCCTCGCCCTGCTCAGCAACAGTCTTGATTGCGTCGATGTGTCTACCGATCTCTGCGATCAATGAAGATCGATGCTTGCCATCAATCTCCCGCTCAAGGACACTCTCAAGGTCTTCGAGGGACATTCCGTCAAGCTCTTTGGTGGCATTTCTCACGCTATAATCGCTAGGGTCGAAAGACATTTAATTCTCCAGGGTTACTCGTATGGCTTACATGAAAAGAAAGAAAAAGCCCAAGAAATCAACCAAAAAGGCTACCAGCAAACCAAAGCCTAAGACAAAGGCCAAGCGGTACAAAGCGAGCTACTGATGCCTGTAAAGAAGTGCAAAGCCAAGGGCAAGTCGGGCCGCAAGTACGGCTCTAAAGGTAAGTGCTATACAGGCAAGGGGGCCAAGGGGAAGGCCGCTAAGCAGGGTCGCGCAGTCAAGGCGTCTCAAGGGAGAAGGAAGCGGTATTGACGTGGCGAAAAAAACATTCACAGAGAGTTTGGCCGATGCCGCTGAGTCGTGGCGCATACATCACAACGCATCGATCTGGGCAGAGGGAGAAAGCGGTGGACGGACTCTTGGCCGCTCAGACGAGTTCATGCGCGACATTGCCCCTGGCTGGATCACGGAGGATAAGCACCCTTATGGGGCCGAGGGCTTTGTTTTAGAGGACTTAGGGTGGCTGGGTAAGCTTGATCCAGACTGGATGAAGGGGCTGCCTAAGGAAAGCAGCTTCGAGACTGCGCTTCAGCATGTGACCGATATCAAGAAAAGGATTCCAGGTATCCTGAAGTCAACAGTTGAAAAAATGCCTCCGCATGAACGCGACAAGGCGTTTCTCGGCTACTCAAGACCTGAGCATGTTGGCAGATATTCCGGCACCGGATCGCTAGGAACGCCTGTATATATGGCACCAAGCGAATATGTATCGTCCTACACCAGAGAAGCGCCAAAAAACATCGGCAAAGGGTTTCTCGGAGCCCTCGCTCCAGAGGGTGACTGGGTAAGGAGTGCACCACGGACCGGGACGCTGGCCCATGAGCTAGGTCACGCAAAGATTAGGAGGCTGGGCACCAGGGTTCCTGGCAACATATACAACTACGACGCACAGCAAGCCACGAATGAGGCAGTCGCCGGATACCTCGGCAGGCGCATAATTAGGTCGAGGAAGCCGTGGGGCGAAGCCTCTGATGACAAGTCGTGGGCGGCGTATAAAGGACTTCCAAGCTATCTGCGCGATCTTGATCAGGATAGCCTGACTGCGTTTAGGAGGATGCTAAAGGATTATGAGAAGGGCTATAAGAGGCGCGACGGCGAAGTGATTCCCGGATACCCAGGTCTATACAAAGAAGTCATGAGGGCTATCAAGGAATACAGTACGCTCGTCGCCCCAAAAGATATTAACGACACCTCTCGTGGAACCTGGAGCAAGGAGGGGTTGGAGTACATGAAGAAATGGCGCAAGGAGAAGGGCCTGAAAGAGGTGCCGGAAGGCCCCCTTTACCAACGCGCCCTAGAGGCTGGCCCATACTCAATGCAACTCAAAAGGGCTATGACTAGGAGAATGGCATGAAACCCCATCTATCAGACGTAGCGAAGAAGGCCCTGAAAAAAGAGGGTCACAAAGAGAAAGAGTATCCGCACCACTCTGGGGTAAAGATCATCATCAATGTGGG